CATCTAGGGGATCAAAAAGGTGATTACACAGGGGGCTTTGAGACTTTTAATGAAGATATGTTTGTTTATATGCAGCAAGATGTTAGGCTTCTTGCAAAAGTATATAAAACTCTGTACAAAGAACTAAAGCGGTTTATGGATCGCCCTAGTGACAAAGCCAAAAACGTTGTACGGGCTTTACGTAACGAAATGGATCTAGACGCTATTATGTCTGAACAGTGTGCTAATGGCTGGTTGTTTGACTTAAAGGCTGCTAAAAGTCTTCAAGAAGAACTTACGGTTAAAATGCAAGACATGGAGTCAGAAATTAACGCTCTACTAGGTCTTAGGGTGGTTGCTAAAGACTCTAGCGTTAGAAAGATTAAGAAAGAAATTGAGCAATTAAAAACCAAAGGGGTTATTAGTTATGATGAAAAAGGATACCCCCTCGGACCTTGGCCAGATGCTGAGAGTAAACAAACGAAGTTCACTAAAGCAGGAAAATACTTTGAACACGTTAATAGTTGGTTCGGCCTTGATCCTAAGCGCGTCTACGATTTGGGCAATAAGTCTTCACTACCCGTTTGGGGTGATTATACTCGTATTGAGTTTGAAGCTGGTGATATCGGTAATACTGATACGGTTAAAGATTACCTCTATTCGATCGGGTGGAAACCTGATGAGTGGAATTGGAAAAAGAACGGAAAAGAATTCTATAAAACCTCCGCAAAGCTCTCAGACTCTAGCTTGGAGAGACTCGGAGGTGTAGGAAAAATACTAATGGAGTACTATACGTTAAGGTCTCGTAGAAGTATTCTTCAAGGTTGGTTTCCTCACGTTGATGAAAACAATAGGCTTCACGGCGATGTGTTTAACATTGGTACACCTACTTTTAGACAAACACATAAGATTATTGCTAACTTACCATCAGGGCAAGCTACACTAGGAAAAGAGTTTAGAAGCTTGTTTATTGCTAGAAAAGGTTATAGCTTAGTCTCTGCTGACTCTGCTGCTTGTCAGTTACGCTTACTAGCTCACTATATGGAAGATCCTAAATTTACTGATACGGTTCTTAACGGAGACGTTCATCAGATGAATGCAGATATTCTAGACTGCACTAGACCACAAGCTAAACGGTTTATCTTTGCTTACCTCTATGGTGCAGGTGCTCAGAAATTAAGTGGTTACATTGAAAAGAGTCTTAAAGAAACAAAAAAGGCAATGAACAGATATAAAAAAGCATTACCTGCTTTATCTTACCTTATTGATAGCATTAACAAAAATGTAGAAGAGAAAGGATGGATTGAAGGTCTTGATGGCAGACCTATTATACTAAGCAAAGAAGATCGACATAAAGCTTTAAACTACCTTATCCAAGGTGCTGAAGCGGTAGTAATGAAGTATACTGTTGCTATGGCGCATGAGCAGCTAAAAGTATCTAATATCGATGCTGCAATTACTCTTTTTTACCATGATGAAGTAACTTATGAAGTCAAGAGTGAACAAGCAGAACAAGCAAGAGAAATTCTAATGCAAGCTTTTGAGGAAGCACCAAAAGAGTTAAACATTGACATTATGACTTGCGGTGATTGTAAAATTGGGAAGGACTATTATGATGTACACTAATGAGTTTACTATCTTTGCTATTGACTACGGTTTTGACCCTTACGTACAGTATAGGTTTATGAAGCGAGTTAACGAGTTAAAAGCTTTAACAGAAATTAAACCAGTACGACTGTGCATAGGCTCTTGGATGGATGAGCTAGAATACTCTTACTGTCTGCAAAAACAAGACTATGAACGTTACTTTATGGAAGGTACTTTTGTAAAACACCAAGAGTGCGTTATGCAGCTACACGGAGTTAACCCCCGTAACCCTGATAGGTTACATGCCTACCTGGAGTGGCGAAATGGTGATAAAGATAAACTCGGCCAACTCGTAGAAGTAAGCAGAGCAGAGTCGTCCCAGATTGAGGCTTGGACTTACTTCTGTGACAATGGAAAGTACTTTACAACAGAAGGTTAGAAGCATGGAAATTTTTAAAGCCTATATTTACGTTACAGCGGTCGATGGGAGAGAACTAGAAATACCACTGGGTAGTACTTTTAGTTGTTTTGAAGAAACTTACGAAAATGCTAATAAAGTAGCCGAAAATCTTTACAAGGGTATGTGGCATAAAATTACAGTAAAACTCATAGACGAAAAAGGAGATCCTTATGAAGATCAACGATCTTGTTAAGCCTGTTAACTCTTTAGAAATAGAAAAAGAAATGGTTAAAGAACAATATCGAGATATCGAAGATCAGAGAGACATTATGCTTAAACAGGAGAAGTTAATTGAGCAGCATAGAAAAGCGGTTAAAAGACTTGGAAGACAAGATTGACTACATTTATGCACAACCTGAATGGAAGCATGGATGGACTGTCTATCAAATGCGAAAGTCTTCGAATATGAGAGTGCAACCGATCCGGACTGTGAAGGCTAACTATCAGGAGGCAGAAGACAATGACCCACAAATATGAAAGCGAAACTGTTTACGCCTTGCTTTGTGACTTTGGTTGTAGAGCTTTGTTTAAACACAAAAAAGACGCAGAGTTTGCTGCACTTTCAAGATCTAAGGAAAATAATTGGTATTATTGGATAGAGGCTTGGACTGTTGAGCATTAGAGAGCAAGAGCGTAGGCGTAGGATAAGGCTTTCAGTAGCTGCCTACGCCTATGAATACTACGATCACTCTATCATGTCTGATGCAGACTTTGACACTCTGGCACTAGAGATAGATTTAGATGTGAAGACTGGTTATCGTAAGTTAGACAACTGGTTTGAAAAGAACTTCATGGCAGACTCTGGCATGTGGGTACGTAGACATCCCGATAAAAAGGGTCTTGAGAACATTTATCATAGAATCTGGAAGGAAGAAAAATGAGTATTACTGTAGGTTTAGATACACTGATGAATAAGTCGTTTGATAAGTTTTACAATAACATCAAGTTTTACGAGTATCCTGTTGACGACGGGATTAAGGAAGAGTTCTTTAATCTTCAAGAAACCCTGATAAGTCTTTCGAAAGAGACTAGCACCACTGAAATGGAAGAGCAGTTTGAGGACGGCTATGTTTCAGGGCTTGAGCATGGTGGAGAAGAAGCTTATGAAACTGGTTACGATGCTGGTTACGAGAATGGATGGGAGCTAGGCCAAGAAGAAGCCGATGCGAAAGCGTATGGTGATGGCTATGCAGCAGCTGTTGCAGAGTTTGGAATTGACATGACAGGACACAAGTAATGTTTACAGTTGAAATGGAAGAAGAAGACTGCATTGTAACAACTCTTGATGAAGAGGGTTTACATGAAGATGTAGAGCTTTTAATAGATCGGGATGGAGACGTTTGGGTTAGACAGTTTGACTCTCAATCAGAAAACTATGATCTTGTTTGTATGAGTAGAAATCAGTTCTTAGACCTCTTAGCAGCTTGGAACAGTTCTGAAGGGGCTTACTTTATAAAGAGAGAAAACTATGCCAAAAATAAAGGTTAAAATTATTAACTCGGATGAAGGGAAAGAGTATGGCTGGACTGAGTTTAAAAACCGTGAAATCGGTAACTTAGAAATTAACGAGTTTGGCCACCCTGTTGTATGGTTACTTCATGGTACTAAAATGTTTACTGCCGTTCACACTCGTAACGGTTGGGTCTTAGATACAAGGAATCGTGAAAATGATTAAAGAAACCGCAGACAAATACATTGTAGATATTGAAGTCTATGTAGAAGAAATGAACCGCTATGACTATTGTGTGTATCTTGATAAGACTCTTGATGGTCCGATTAGCTATGAAGATGCGTACCGTATGGCTGCAGCAAGTATCAACGCAGGTAACGAGTGTGTTGATGATGTTGAGTGGGGTGTTGGTGGCGATGAGGGTACGTATTCTAGGCTTGGAAACAATAGGCAGATAGACTACCAGCTCAACAACCTTAAAAAAGAGCTTTATAGCTACAGTAGGGGTTTAGACTGCTTGATGGATACAGAGCCTCATGAGGTGAAGGAGACCATGCAACGTAGAGTAGACCACCTTGTAGAAAGAATTAACCAACTAAACCTAGCTCGTAGCTTTAACACGGAGACAAATACATGAAGAAAGAACTGTATGAGCACCTTGCAATGGATTTCTTTACAGATGAGCACCGTAACCATACAGTACTAGAGGTTGGCCTAGTGGAAGAAGCCAACGAGGTCGCCTTAGCTGAGACCGAAAAAGACATTATGGAAGAACTAGGCGATGTGCTGTGGTATGTCACTGCTATGGCTCATCAGCGAGGCTGGACACTTAGCGACATTATGACAGAGAACTATCACAAACTAGAGCGTAGGGCAGCCTTTGGAAAATGAATGTCAATTTTGTGGTGAACCCGCAGTAGCAGAACTTTGTGAACCTTGTTTAAACGATGATTCAACTATAGGAGAGCAGATGGACGAGTATAAAGAAAAGCTGATGGTTATACCTGATGTTGAGACTCAGGTTGATGACCTTAATTTGGAAATTGCTTACTGGAGAACACAAGCTATTGTTTTGCGTGAAAGAAATGTTGCTCTTGAAAAAGAGAACCAACTGATGAATGAAATCATAAATGAGGAGTGGCCCCTTGGAAATTGAAGTAAACGGCGTAGACTGCTATGGAGAACTTCACGATGATTCTAACATGGAACTTAGGTTCGAAGATGAAGAGTACGATTTTGTCTGGATAACCAGAGACCCCGAAGTTTTAGTTAACTGGAATGACATAACAACTTACTGGAACAACTATGCTAAAAAGCATAATACAGAATTATGGGAGATTGAAACAGACAACTAAATGAAAAGTATCACTTTAATAGTGATCGCTTATGATCAAATTTTTAGGAGTTTTTATGCGTTGTAAAAATAAAGTAGACCAGTGGGTTGAAACTAGCAGGTATGGTCATGGAAAGCTCATTAGTACGAATTGCGGTTCTACTAGTATACATGGCCTTGAACTTCGTTGTTCTGAATGCTCACAAAAAACCCCTTGGTACATTTGTAGACATGGAAACGATGTTAGTGAATGGCAGTGTGATCAATGTGAAGGAGAAGGCTGGTGATTAGTTTAATAGACGGTGATGTCCTTTTGTACGCATCAATCTGGGGTTCAGAGGGGCTATTAGAGGCTCAGGAAAACTTTGATAAGAAACTACAAGAAAACTTAGAAGCGTGTTGGACTGACAAATACGCAATGGCCCTTGGTGGTCCCAATAACTTTAGGATTACTCTCTATCCTGATTACAAAAGAAGCAAGTCTAGAGTAAAGTCTAGCTCAAATAAACCAGAATGGTTCGATATGCTAAAAGCTTATGCTCATCATAAACATGAGGGCGTTATATGCGATGGCTATGAAGCTGATGATCAGCTACGTATTTGGGCAAACGAATGTAATGAGAGTGAGTATGATTACATTGTTGATTCGATCGACAAAGATTTAAATTGTATTGTCGGTAAACACTATAATTCTCGAAAAGGTCTTATTTATGAAGTTACGGAGCAATACGCAGAGCGTTTCTATTGGACTCAATTACTTATGGGTGACACTGTTGACAATATCCCTGGAATTGAGGGAATTGGTCCAAAAAAAGCCGAAAATTTACTTGCAGGTTATAGCCAGAAACAAGACTACAAAAGAATAGTTTCAAATGCTTATAACAACAAGTACCCTGACGACGGATATGAGCGTATGTTATTAAACGGTAAACTGTTACACCTATGGCGAGATTACGAAGATCACTTCTCTTTTAGTCGAGAGGAGTTTAATGCTGCTCTCTAAAACAGAAATGGGTCACTGGGAGTCTAATCCTTTTGACCCTACAGGTTATTTTGGCTTTCTTTATTGCATAAATAATTTAAAAACTAACCAGTACTACTGGGGTAAAAAGCAATTCTTGCATTTAGGAAAGAAACGTTCTAAAACTTACGGAAAAGAAATGAAGTGGAGGTCTTACACTGGCTCTTCTAAACAGCTTACTGAGGATATTAAGTTCTATAAGAAAGAGTCTTTTAAGTTTACTATTGTAGACCTCTATAAGACAAAAGGAGGCTTGTATTACTCAGAGGCTTACTCTCAAATGGTCTCTGAGTGTATGACTTTAATAAAGCCAGATGGATTGCCTGTGTTCTATAATCGTCAGATTGCAGCAATTAGATTTATTCCTAAAGAAGAACCAACAATAAAAACTAAGCGTTATATAACATCTTTAAAGAGGAAGATTAATGGGACGAATAGTAAAAAGAAATCAACCGTGTGATCATTGTGGCTCTAGTGACAATAGGCAAATTTACGAAGATGGATCTTCTTTTTGTTTTAGCCCTAGCTGTCCGAAACAAAACATATCTGCCTCTAAAGAGGGGCTTACTGAAACCTTTGAAGAGGTCCAAATGGATACTACAAACTTACTGGAGATTCAAGAAGACTACCCTGTGAGGGGGTTTAAGGATAGAGGTATCTATAAGACAGTAGCAGAACATTACGGAGTAAAATGCTCTTATGATTTTGACGGAGAAATAGACACTCACTACTACCCTTTTTACGATAAAACAGAACTATCTGGTTATAAAGTAAGAAAACTTCCTAAGACATTCCACTCTGTTGGTACTGTTAAAGGGGGTTTGTTTGGCATGAATCTTTACAACGGAGGTAAAAGACTTGTTATTACAGAGGGTGAGTGCGATGCTATGGCGGTTCAGTCTGCTTGGTACAAACGCTATAAAACATTTTACCCTGTAGTTAGCTTACGTAGCAGCAGCTCCACTAATGATCTTATTGCTTGCCGTGATTGGATACGTAACTTTGATGAAGTTGTGCTTTGGCTCGACAAGGATGACGCAGGTCAAACAGCTACCAAGGAAGCTGCTCGGATAATTGGTTATGATAAAATTAAAATTGCTAAGTCTTCTGAGAAAGATGCTTGTGATCTTTGGGTTAAAGATCCAGATCAGGTCTTAAAAACTATCTATGATGCTGTGTCATACACTCCTGCTGGTATTCTTACTAAGGATGAGTTGTGGCAACAGTTTGAAAACTATAATGAAATGG